CGCAGATGTCCGTTTCGGGGCGTGCCCTAGTAGCGGCCCAGAGCTCGCCTGGTTCAGGATGAACCAGAGGAGATAAGCGCGCCAGCCACGTTTGGTTATAGTGGCTTGCACAGGACCGTACCCGTTATAAACGGGAAACCCATAAGATGGGTTCGGACGTCCCTTAATGGAACGTCTGCGGTCTGTGTACAGCTTCTTAGTTTTCCAAGCGACGGTTGCGGGGATATGTATCCCCGCTCTAGAATCCCACGAATGGGGTACTAGACGCAGCTTGTAGTCCCGCACCAACGACTTGAGCGAGTCCCATAAGGGACCATCCCAAGTGACGGCAACGAGACCATTCACGACATGACATACATCCGCAGGGTGGCTTACTTTTGGTAAGCTCCTGAGGTAAAACGGCGTCACGAGACGGCCGTTGTAGTAGTCACAACCACAACTCTCTCGAAAGCGAGAAGAAGGGTTGACAAAGGATTTATCCTTGTTGACGTGAAAGCCAAGAAAGCCCAACAGCCTTACGAGCTCAGGAACAAGATGCGATTCAATGACGATATCATCGCCATAAACCGCATAATCTCTTGATCCTACAGCTCGTACAGCCGCTGCGAAGATCATGCTCTCAAGGGAAAACGTATAACCGTTTCCCATAGAGGAGAACTTGGCGTAAACGCCAGAACCCCATTGAGCACGATAGGTCGTAGATCGAAAAGCTGAAAGCAATTCGAACCAGTCATAAGGCATGATTAACGCTACAGTATTCAAACTTAGCGTATCAGAGGCCATTGACAGATCAATAGTGGCATAGGAACCCGTGAGGGATCCAAGACGTGCCATTTCTTGATTACGACCCTGGTCACTCAAGTCAACTCCCCACCTAAGAAGCTTGCGCTTCAGAACCCGATCCAGCGAAAGCTGGAAAGGTAGTGAGTGAGTTGGCTCTTTCGCAATAGTGCGATGAGTTTTCCAGTTCTTCGGTACCGTAATAACGGAGTTGTCAGACACCGTTGTTACGCGCACATCTGCTAAATTAACGCCGTAAGACGCTAATAAAGCATGGGCATAAGGCACAGCACTCTTTGGCATTCTCAGCTTACCAGTTACTTTGAGGTAAGGTAGAGAACGCTTCCGAGTGCGGTCCTCGGTTGCTCCATTGGTGACCTGGATTCCTGACGCTAATGCGTTCAGGGTCCGGGAGTTGACCTCGCCAAGCAGGTGACTCACGTCATGCTGCATCCTCTTCACATACTTCTGCAGAGCCGGATCGTTGCGATCCGGATACTGAAAGTAGTGATCGAGGCGGCGATT